TCAGTTGATATAATATTCAATTGAGTATTACCTGCAGTTGTTATATCTTGATTACCTATAAATACGTTAGAGCCTGTTGTAGCGAATGAGCCTGTATTTATTACAGTACCAGCTATTGATGAAGATGGTATGTTTTTCCAAAGTGATGAAGTTGCTTCATAAACTAATAAATCACCTTGTAATGGATTTGTTATTCTAACATTATGTAATTCGTTTAATTCCCATCCATTGGATATGTTAACGAACATTGAACCATTGTTTGATTGTACTCTAAGTACTTCACCCAATACTACTATTTGTAAAGGTGCTTGCGGTGCTACGTTTGTGAATTGACCTGAAGATGATAGATATAATAAATCACCTGCATTCATTCCCTGTGTATTTATACCAACTAATTTACCAATTACAGTTACATCACCATATTGTCCGCTTACTGCGGTGTTTGCTAATACACCTAATGTATTAGATGAGTTTACTTCAGTATCGTAAGATGCAGTATTGAATTGAGGATTATCTCCATTTGCTCCACTAATTCTTACAACAGTACCAATAGGTAAAGTAGATTGGTTAGCGTTTATAGCAGATACAATTACTTCTCTAGCTATTGATGCGGTTACTGCATATAGTGATGAAGATACAGCCATAGAGGATGTAACTGCGGAAGTTATGTAAGAAGATGTTGCTGCGTTTAAACTATTCAAAGAGTTTTGTGCACTTGCTGTGAAAGCGTTTGTACCTGCTACAGAAGCAGTAAATGCATTAAGAGCTGATATATCAGTTGAACCACCTGCTGAACCTGTATTAACAGTTACATTAAAAGTACTACCATTACCTTTTGTAAATGTAATAGTATTAAGATTTGCCGATGCAGTTGTTAATAAAGAGCCTGTATCGTATGTGATAGTAGATAAATTAGCAGCAAAGATGTTTCCACTCGCACTAATATCTCCCTGCGCATTAACAGATATGTTTAAAGTATTACCTAATCCATCCTGTAAATCAGTATAAGAAGATGAAATAGTCGTATCACTACCCAAATGGATAAGTGATATATAACTTTGTGAAATGTATTGGTTTGCTAAACTTCCCATTTATATTTATTTTATTTTAATCAAATTGCCACACTCTATATGCTACATCAGGGCCTGACCTCCAATTTTGTGGTGTTGTACCCCATACCTGCGGATTTGTCCATAAATCACAAACTGCACAATTTTCAAAATCCGTATATGGTAAAGCAAGTATTGGTAAATTCACAAAGTTATATTCATCATTATTTGTGAATGTATCAACAATAGTATAACACTTATAATCATAATAAGTAGTAATATCCCTTGATGAGTTGGGTGTTGTTTTACTTGCGAATACCTGTCCAACGCTACCACTACCATTTAAAGTAGCTCGGTATTGTGTGCCCGTATCGCAATCTTGGATTATGTAGCCAGAGCCCGAAGGGTTAATTAAAAAAAAAAGGCAACGATTTCTATCGTTGTGGGTGGTGAGTGTAAATGTGGCCACCCAACCGGCTAATCCATTATTGTATTCTTCTGCGAATGCTACGCAGGTTATATCATCGTTTATATCAAACCCTTGCACACCTCTTTGTGTATAAGATGTTAAATCGTTTATGATACCCAAAGTATTTGCGTGTATATCTACTACATCATCTACTCCATAGAATGGAATAGTTTGTGCGTTAACACTTCCTGATGATTCGTTATTCTTATTCTTAATCTTGTCAGCAACAGTCAGCTCAATCGTATAATTGGTAATATTTGTACCAAAGTTAGATTCAGTAATGTTTATATTACCGATTGGATAAGCTGGGAATTGGTCTACATCTATCTTTGTAATATCTCCTTGAGTTACTTCAGAAATAGATGGGTGATTACTCATTATTGTTTTAAAATAATTTAAAACATTATAGTATAATGAGAAATTTGTACCTGAATTATGAACGATTTGACTCATAGTTTATTATAATTGAATTCCACCAAAATATTGATTCGATTGGTCTGGGTAAATCTGCGTTTGATTTCCTACGGATTGTAAGTATTGTGGTATTTGGTTACTATATGCAATCAAATAGTTTTGTAATCTTAAAACGTAGTAATCGGCATTTGTTTGTGCCTGTTGTTTAAGATAATCTATTTCAGATTTAGATGGTGTTTCTCCTTGCTCACTCTTTTGCTTTACTGCACCATTAGATTTGAATTGTACTGAACTAAATGGAATATACTCAACGCATGAATACCAAATAAGAGTATTCTTAATATGGTCATTCAATAAGTCCTGATAATATACAGACAAACTACCAACAGTACCTGCTTCTATTTCAGCTTGTAGGAATTCGAATAGAACAGTACCTAAAGCGTTCTTTAAATACTTATCCTGCGCAGTTCTTACAAATGGTAATAGAGCATCTGCATCAATAGCACCCTGTAATGGTGTATTCTTAATGATATCGTTTCTTGTTATAAATAGTGCGTATGCCATATGGTTTATTAATTAAATTCTTTTGTAAAAAATGCTGATTGAGTTCCTACCCTTCTAATAAAATCTATTTCACTCATATCTTCTGCTTTATTTGGTAGTGGTTCAAAATCAGTTTCATCTCCACTATCTTCAGTTATTGCAGGATTCTCTAATGATTCGTTTGTTTCATCTTCTACTTGCGCTACAGTCTTACCTGTTTCTTCAGCAGTTTGTGAAAGAATTACTAAAGGAGTTAATTGCTCAAAATATAATTGTGTATCATCATATCCACCTTCTGTCAAAGCCATATCCAATGTATTTAAGATAAGGTTTTGGAATGGAGATATTGTCATCGTTTGCATAATAGAGAAAGCCGTTTTCATTTCTTCTGATTGAGAAGAGAATCCATTATTAGCAGTACGAATACCAAACAATAAAGGAGATGTTACTCTATGTGCAACTAAGATTCTATCTTGCGTATATTCAGCAACATAGTTATATTTCTCATGTAGGTTATCAATATTAATCGCATCAATTGTAGGTTTGGTCGCTGGGTCATCATTAAAAGATAACATAAAACGTCCAGCGTTATCTGTGCCAGTAAATTTAGCTTGAACCAAATCTTCAATAGTTTGTCTTTCTTCAGGAGCCGGTACACCATTATTAAAGTTTATCATTACTGCCGGTAAGAATCCATTAGTAATGTTATTCAAATGTAAGTTAGATATCTCACCTTCTGAAATTGAGAATTGCATTGCTGCTACCCAATCAGGCAGAGAATAATAGTATAACCCTGGACAATAGTTCTTTATATAAAGGATTTCCATTTTCTCATTCGATGTGCCGAATGCAGGAATCTTCTTTTTATCTTTAATCTTTCTTTGGTCATTCCAATCTACACAATAGTAGTAGTTCTCAATGCGTGGAGATGAACCAATCTTTTCTGCTCTTAGATATTGAACAGGTGTGTGGTAAAATTTAATTACCTTAGTATGGTCATCATTCCAATATACTTGGTATGCAGCATTGCCATATAATTTTAAATCAAATGCTACTCTCTTAGTTTCTTCTTGCGGAATTAACTTCTGCAATATTTTATCATATGCAGGATTTTTAGAATATACACCTTTACCAAATATCAAATCAGCAATACCTTCAACACAAGCTGAATTTGTAGTAGATACATTGTATGCCATTGTAGTAGCATCAAAGAAATCATCATGCCCATAAACACCAAACGGAATCCATCCATATCTGGTCTTTGTATCTTCAGTTATAATTGGTAGCTGATTGTTATTAACATTTACAATCGAAAATTTTTGTGTTTGTTTCATATTAATCCATTATAATGTATCTATTCTCCGATTGATGAGAGATATATTGTTGATTTTGATTTTCGTAAACTGATTTATCAATTGTTCCAGATGCGTATACCTGAATAGAACCATTCCAAATAGGTTCAGTAGAGCCACTATTAATTAAGGTTGCTCTATATTCAGAACCAACTATTGCACCGCTTATAGAAGCAGTAAATGCTATAATAGATTCATACCCATTATAAGTTATTCCACTCAATGAAGCAGTGATATTATCCAATAGATACATATCCTGCAAACTCATTGTAAATTGATTACTTGATGTAGGTTGTGTTCTAAATGTATATTCGTTGGATTGAGATATATGGTAAGCCAGCATTATCTATGATTTATCTTGTCTTTATCTAATAATAACATCGATTTATCCATAAATAGTTAAAACAAAAAAAGAGCACACCCGTTAGAGTGTACTCTTTAATATTTTAATGCTATACTGAATTAAGAGTTAGTTCCGTAAACTACAGTGTAGTTAGCGGTTAAACCACCTAATGCGCTAGTTGTTGTCGAACCTGATATAAATGCTGCTGGCAATTTCTCCATACCTGTGAAGGTTGCAGAGTAACCATAAAGGTCACCCATTGCTGCTCCTGTTTGGATAGTTCCTGCTGTCAAATCTGCACCATGCTCTTTACCAACTAATAATGCATCTCCGTTATTAGTCCAAATGATAATCTGTGGTCTACCGTATGCCATGAGTTTGAGCTGAGTAGTCATTTCATTTGTTAACTTCTTCAAATTAAGAACTAATTCTTGTGAGAAGAAAGTTGTACCATTTTCGCGAGACGAGTTAACAGTTTCAGTATATGCGCTAGTCCCTTTAAGTTCATAATAATAAAGGGTAGAACCGGAAGGAACTGCTGTTACCTCTCCGTTACCATTCGTAGTGAAAGAACCTGTTGTCCAGTTGATAAAGTAAACTCCTTGAAGTCCACCAATCGACTCTTTACAAACTTCGTTTCTTCCAGCTGATAAATTACAAGCCATATCTTTAATGTTTTAGTTTTGTTAATATTTGGGTGAGGATTACTCCCCACCCTTAATTAGTTAGTTATTAGTATGCACCGTAGTAAACGATGTCAGAACCGATACCGAATTGAGTACCAGCGGTATATCTCATTACAACACGATAGTTTTGAGAACCATCGATGTTAGCCATGTCTAACACTCTTACTTCGTTGAAATCAGACATCAAGCCTGTACCGAAGAATAAGTTAGATTTTTGAGCTGCAACGATTTTAGATGCACTCATACCTGGACATAATACGATTTCGATACCATTGAAGTTGTAAGGCTTCTCTCCAACGTTAAATTGGTTGTTCCAACCATTAGCGCCAGATGCACCCCCGGCTTGTGATTGCTGATAAGCTTTAGCTACACCTGTACCTACATAAAGTACTAAGTCAGTCTTACCATAAACAGTTGCAGGGATTGTAGCAACTACATCTTCTAATACTGCGATTACGTTTGCTGAAGTAATAGAACCAGAGATAATTGCTCCTGTTCCGTTATCTTTTGCTGCTAATACAGCGCCTGCTCCACCTGCTGCTACTGAAGCAGATAATGCTGATTCAAATCCTAAGAAAGAACCATTAGTTGCAGTTCCTTGCCAGATTGCAGTTTCAGTTGCTTCAGCTACTTTACCACCTACATAAGAGATTAAGAAATCGTTGAAGTTAGCAGGAATAGAATCAAATGCGCTATAGCCCAATTGTAATGCTTCCCAGCTATCTA